TCAACCGAGCAACGGCAAATTCGTTCCTTTACATCGACTAAATGACCAACTACGAAGAATTCAACAAGTTGCTCAAAACTATGACAGCTCAGAAATCACTTCAGTATTCTCATCAGATACAGATACTATTGTTGTTACTCCTCGATAACTTTCTAACAAGAAAAGTATTAACGTTTTAAACAGCATTAATATAATAACAGATGTACTTCGGTACATCATTTCGGGCCTTTGTTGTAATGGTTAGCATCGCACTCTCATAAAGTGTTCGGTCTGGGTTCAAGTCCCAGGGGGCCTATTTTATATTATTTTTTTGGTTAGCGCATCTAACTTCATATTTATATAAAACAAGTAAAGGTTGTATATGTGTAAATGTGAATTTTGCAAAAAAGAATTTGGTAATGAAGGTGGTTTAAAGTCTCATTTGATGTGGTGTAGTTTAAACCCTAATGCCAAAGTAAAAAAATTGAATAACTTTAAATGTGAATATTGTACAGAGACTTTTGATTCTAAAAGTAAAAAAAAAATCATTACAAAAAATGTAAATTTACTCCAAAAGATATAAAAGACAAATTATTGCCTACAAAAGAACAATTAACCTGTAGCTTTTGTAATAAAATTTACAAAACTATACAAGGTAGAAGCGGGCATATAGGATATTGTAAACTCAATCCTAATAGAGTTATTCATCCTTCATCAAAAAGAATTGGAGAAAAAAATCCTAATTTCGGTGGAAAATTAAATTGCGGAAATCAATTTACAAAATATCCAGGCAAGAAAGTTAGCAAAGAAACAAGAAAAAAATTATCTTTATTAAACACAGGAAAAAAGTGGACTAATGAAAGAAAAGAAAATCATTCTAAAGTTATGAAGAAGGTTATCTTAGAGAATCCTGATAGTTATTGTCATGGTAATAAAAACGGGAGAACTAAGATATATGAATACAATGGTTTTAAACTAAGAGGGACTTGGGAATTAGAAGTTGCAAAATATTTAGATGAAAAAAATATTCAGTGGACAAACAAAATAAACAAGCCTTTCAGTTATCTTTGGAAAAGCAAAGAACACTTATATTTTCCTGACTTTTATTTGACCGAGTACGATAGGTTTATAGAAGTAAAAGGATATCAGGTAGAGAGAGACAAAGCAAAATGGAATGTAGTAGAGAACTTAATAATAATAAAAGAAAAAGAAATTAAACATATTAGAGAAAGTAAATACGATATAAAAGATTTCTTATAGATTTACACACTAAGCTGGTGTCGCATAGTGGCTATTGCACCGGATTTGTAATCAGGCGAGTTAATTCTCATTCGTGAGTTCGAGTCTCACCACCAGCTTTAAGCATTAATAGCTCAGTGGTAGATCAAGCGGCTGTTAACCGCTAGGTCCTGGGTTCAAATCCCAGAAGACCCATTAATTTTACATATAAATAGTAACGAATACAATACAACTATGCTTTGCGGGTTCAAGTCCCGCTTGGAGCATAAATTTTGGGACATTAACTTAATTGGAAAAGTACCTGACTTTTAATCAGTTCATTGTAGGTTCGAGTCCTACATGTCCCATTCAGCGCTTATAGCTTAACAGGATAAAGCAGGGGCCTTCTAAGCCCAAGAGTTCTGGTTCGAGTCCAGATAGGCGTACTTTTCGGAATGTGGCGCAGTGGTCGTAAGTTCAAATCTTACCGAGTGTACTATATGAAAGGAATAAATATGAAAGACACAGATGCATTCAACGATCAAGAGTTACTTAGTCCTAAGATTATTCCAAAAACGCTAAGTAAACTTGGAAGGTTTTCTTATTGTATACATAATATGATTGGTCATCCTGTTGCAGAATTGTTTTGGGTTTTTGGGTTAGAAAAAGCAGGTGACTATGTTCATGACATCACAGTCCCTTTTCCAGATACTAAAGATTAATATATCAATATCTAAGGTTAAATAAGTACTTCTTCCCTATACATAGGCAAAGTGAACATGTCTTCAGCAACCCATGAAAGATTATCGGCTTTATCACCTATAACTTTTGATTTAACAAATTCAAGAGTAACTAAAGAAGAAGTATCGTTAAATAATTTCCGGCCATCTCTAAACATTGACAAAGATAATCCTACACCCTCCTTCAAAGCATAATCAGACTTTAAACCATACATTCTCTGTAATATAAATTCAGGATCAAATGTGCTTCTGTCTATTGCATGAGAGCTTAAGTTGCCAAAATCTAATGATCTAATTTTCTCGCAAAGATTATAGAATATATCACCGCCACCAACACAAAAAGTTGAGTAATAGCCAAACTCTTCAGCAACTTCGGAGAAATCAATTCCATTTTCAATGCTTAAAGTTCGACTATTTTCGAGCATGCTTTCTAAAAAAGCTTTGCCTTCAAGCGTCTGGACTCTTTTGTCGTTAAAAACATCTAATAACTTTTGCTCTGCATCTTTCACTATTTCTCCACTATTTAAAAGTGAAGTCTTTAAAGCTTCAGCGTCATTTGAAGTGATTAAATCAATTACACCTAATTCAAATCTAGCAACAGAGTTGTTGATAAAACAGTCACCACCTCCCAAGATAGCATCAGCAGTAATAACTCTTATGTACTCTTCAGCAATACCTTCGTCAAACATTTTCTTGAAGTGTTCTGTTAGAGTTTGAAGATTTTGTTCTACTAGACTTTTAAATTCTTCATCGTTTTTTGCTACACATTTCAAACCGTTAAGCTCAAAGTCTGCTAACGTTGGAGGATATTCATGTGAGGTGAAAGCATATTGTTTAAATATATAACAGTATTTTTCAAACTCTTCTTTGCTAACTATCTCAAGACCCGGGCCGAAGATTTCAACAAAATTTAGAAAAGGCTCAGCTAAAATGGAACATATAAGTTGTACATATTTATATCCTTTAGCGACATTGTAACAGTAGTCGTCAAAACCCGGTTGTGATGATTCTACTCTTGACTGTATAATATCTTCGGCTGCACTAACATATAGACTTGTTACAGGCATCATTATATCATCTATTCTTCCAGATATGCTTTTTAAAAATTCTTCGTCAGAATTGGGTTCTTTTGAAAAGTTTGCAAGTTTTTCTCTAACTTTTTCTGCTCGATCGGCATCAATTTCTTGCTGATCTTCGTCTATTTCTTGAGCAAATTCAAAGGTATCTGCAAGACTTGTTCCTGATCTACCTACTAATCTTTCAATCTCTGATTCAATTACCGGATTTCCTTTTTTATCAAAATATCCGGCGCCTGTAAGCTTATAACGTAACGTTATTTCAGGATGATAAACAAGACAAACAGGTCCATCGCCATCACCAAAAAAAATAACTCCGTCTATAACATCTCTTAATATAGCATATCTACCATTTTTAAATAACCTGCTAAAAGATGTTATAGCTTGCAGCGCTAGAGGTGCAGTTCTAAGTTCTGAACCGAAGTCGCTATTTAGAAACTCAGGTCTATCAGATAATTTTGATAGTATTTCAAGAAAATCGCCTATAGCACTTTCAGCATCTTGTGATATATCAAGACTAACTTCCTGATTGTAAAAGCCTTCTATGTCAACATTTCTTTTTTTGCATATTTGTAAAAACTGGTCTTCTAACCTAAATTTTTCTCCGTAAATACCTTTAGCTATTCCTGCATTGAAAATTAGCATAGTAGATATATCAGCTTCAAATCTTAAAATAACACTCCCATACGTTCTTGCAATTTTTGGATTTAAGTTGTAACATGTATATAAACCTTTACCGTACATCTTGCCTCCGCCTGGAATGTAAAAACTACCAGAGTCCCAAGCACCTTTTCTAATATTATTTGCTATATAGTATGCTTGACCTTGAGACGTCTTAAAATTCTTAAGTTCTTTTGACGCGATTTGATACTCAGCATTAGCTAAAATACTTTGTGTCCTTGACTTTTTCTTGTTTGCATATTTTTTGTCAATATCACCAGTTAAATCCTTATTTGTTTTTTTGATCTTTTTGGCATAGACAGGATCATATTTTGCTGTTTTAAAACCCGTTAAGTGATATACAGTTGCTGTCTTTGAACTAAAGTCTATTTCTTCTTTAAGCAATTCTTTATAATGCTCTCTTAATAACTTTCTCATTTATTCTCCGAATTTTATGTTTTGAGGTTTTCTATCTTTTGGCAGTACATAACTATGTTTAATAATCTTAAATATATCATCTTCTGAGTTAAAGTCATAGACTTCTTTAGTTTTATAGTTAATAAACTTGAAAGGTGTGTATCTAACATCAGTATTGTTTTTTAAATGTTTCATAATCCTTAAGTTCCAATCTTCGCATCCTGTTAAAAAGAAAAGCATAGAATGAAAATTATGATGCCCAGCAATAAATAAATCAATACCCATATCAAGTATTCGACCTTTATAGAAAGACCCTTTAGCGAAAAACTGGTAATTCATTATATCTTCTAATGTCTTGCCAGCGAGCTGTGGGTTGTCTACTTCAACAACAATATCTAAGTCGCCTATTGTTTTTCTTCCTCTTCTTAAAGAACCCGCTGGTGAAATGTTTTTAACTTGAACACCACTTCTCTCTAAAACAATAATTATATCTTTAGACTCTAATTCATATAACCTGTTTGCGTCATCCCAAGACATTCTATTAGGTTTAATTCTCATTTGCTTACCTTATATGTAAATAATGTTATTTTATTGTATTATAATAAAAAACAGAAAGAGATTAATATATGAGTACAAAAAATCCTGTCGTTGTAGGAAAAGACTTCTACATTTTTAAAGAGATATTTGAAGAAGACAAAGGAGTCTTTATAACGTTCTTTCAGCCTACAGAGGTTAAGTTGTCAACAATTGAAGGGTGTGTAAGTGAAGTTGAGATTTGTATTTCAAAAGAAGTTTGGCAAGAATTTAAAAATAAAATTAAACTGTGTGGAGAAGTTTAGATATAATATAGATACACACATTAAGCTGATGTAACTCAATTGGCAGAGTATCTGATTTAAATCAGAAAGTTAAGGGTTCAAATCCCTTCTTCAGCTTTCCCGTAATTTAACAATTACAGACACAGACATAGAAAGGAGTTTATTATGGGAGATACGAACAAAAACGGCTACGAGATTAGAGAGAGTTTGCTAGGACTTGCAGTTGGAATTCTTCAAGAAAAAAACAGTGTACTAAGAGAAAACGAGTATTTAAAGCCTGAGGGCGATAGAGATTCAATTTCTCCGTATACAGTTGAAGAAGTCTTAAAGACAGCAGAAACTTTATATTCTTTCGTTTCAAAGAAGTAATATTGTTTTCCTAGCATTTCTAGGAAGATAATATCTTGGTAGAGTGGCCGAGTGGTTAAAGGCGACGGGCTGTAAACCCGTTCTCTTAAGAGTACGCAGGTTCAAATCCTGCCTCTACCATTATGTGTAAAAAAGAATTAATCCAATTATAATATATTATAGACCAACCACTTTAAATTGTGAGACTAATATGAATTCTTATAAAGATTTATTAAGAGAAAA